CTCGAACTTCTCAAGCCATTCCTTTTGCACTTCGGAAACTCTGCCCCGCTTGCTTCTCTTCATCTCAATGACGCACTGCACCGGAGCAATACAGATAAGGTCAGGCACCCCAGCACAAACGCCCTCGCTTCGCATTCTGCTACCCTCGATGGCGCTGCTACGACTGCCCCCATTAGGAACGGCAAAGTAAACCCAACCGTTCTTGCGCAACCAGTTAACCACCTGAACTTGCTCCCAATGCTCCGTTGGGATGTCGCTCTTGGTGCGCTTCTTCTTCGCCTTGGTTTTAGCTTTGCGATAGCTCGGATCATTCTTCGAATAGAACGAGTCCAGGCTTGCCATAATTCTGTCTTTAAACTCATCACTCATTGTGCCCCCAATGCCCGAGGGGGTGCGCGCCCCCTCGAGCCGCAAGCCATCCATGTATGGACCACCTCTCGAAACGTGTTCGGTGACCCTCGGGGGAATGGCTTAGCGTTCTCCGATTCTATTCGACGATTGGACCCCCATCCAAGAAACGTCTGTACTCTTTACAATTATTTTCGTCACCACGTCCGTCGATCTCTTTAGCGTAAAAGCTGCAACTCCAACGACCATCTGGAACGGCCTCCGAGTATCGACACGTTCTACAACTTTTGTCTGGCTGCTCGTTGTTGTGACACATGCCAGCATAATCGCAGAAACGACAAAGCCAATAATCAAAGTCACCAATCCGGCGCGGTGCCTCTCGCGTGGTGATAATGCGTTGCGCTTTCTCCTCGATCTCCCTGGCGTAGTATTCATCCAACGGCGTGCGTAAACTGAGCAGACGCCGAGACCCTGCACTCGCAATGGTCATGTAGTGCCAATCGAGCTTAAGCTTGTACATATATATTTGAGCTTGCTCGTAATACGTGCGCATCCATTTCAGAAGGACGGACCCCTCATCATTAAGAAGGGAATGACGCTCACGCAATCGGTGAAGCTCATCATAACGCTTGTCCGAGACACACTTGTGCTCCCAGATATGCGGCTCGTCCGGTGCCTCCACTAGTCCAGCCTCAATGATGCCGTCGACAGATCCACCAAAGTGCCCGTCCTGAAAACGAGCCTGACGACCAGATAGAACGACAACTTTCCCCAATTGCTCGGCAACCACCTCTTCGCTGTAATGACCATCGGCAAACTTACGCAGAGTTTCGGCGTTGAAGTTCGGAGCCTTTGCGTGTCGAAACGAATACCACGTCTTGCGCTCGCACTCACCACCAACACCGGACGCACCTAAGTGCGGCCGATGGGTGGCATCTTGCTCACGCTCCAAACGCTCATCGAGTATCTGAAGAGTGGTTCTCATTCTACTCATTCTCCCAATAACGCTCTCGGAGTTCTGCCTGGCGCTCAGCTCGGCGCTCTTCGCGCGCCTCTTCCTCAAGCTCTAAGCGCTTCCAGTGGCGCTTTTCTTCTTTCGGCGATAGCTCGCCGTCATTGTATTTGGCGTGATTATCATTCATTACTCGACCCTTTCGGCTGAAACTTTTCCTACGATCATATTGAAATCTGCAATGATACACTTTTCTTCAATCGCTTGCTCATCTGTTGCTGCGAAATGTATTCGCACCACTGGAACGGTTCCGCAGTCTTTCCCGTCGATAACGAGACGATGCTTTCCCCAGTCCGCAATATGAATTGCAGAATCCAGATTGATTAAATAGTTGCGACACTCTCCTGTTAGCCCACGCTTACCTACCATGCTGGTCCACACCGGCTTTACAATGGGGGTCGCATCTTTCATGCTTGTTGAGTCCGATGTCCTAAACACCTGTCTCGCTTTGATCCAATTCGCCATGTCATTCACCTGAGTTAAAGTTAGAAAGAAAGCGCCAGCCCAACCCAAAGGGCTGACGCTCGATCCGCTCAATCAGAACGGGAGGTTGTTGTCTTGCTTCGGTTGCGTCCCAGTTGCGTTACCAAGCTCGGCGCGCCGATATCCTTTGATCTCATTCTGCACTTGTCCGTTCCATTCACGCTGAGCGATCTTGACCTTGACCGGTCGGTGATGAAGTTCGAACGAGTCACTGATAGAGTTTAGCCCGGCAGCCTGACAGAAACGCGCCAGGTTTTCCTGAGCGATTTCAACGGCTTTCGGGTTTGGGTTTTGCATATTGAAACGATCCCAAACGTAGCGACCTTGGAACGGTCCCGCGTCGGTGATCTCAAACTTGAATTGAATGTACCGACCATTACCCGCTTTGGTCTCACGGATTTCTGAATCAATGGCGATGACGTGGTAGTAACCTTCAGGGATGGGCTCAAAGCCGCCCCGCTCGTTGTCATCAAATTGATAGCTGCTTGCGTTGAAGTTTAAAGTTGCCATGATGTTTCTTCCTTCAGTTAATAATCTTGTTAAGAATTGCTTCCAAGTTTGGTTCTTCAAATTGGGCCAACGACCCGCTTCTGTCTTTCGCTGTCCACACGCCATCGCTACCAGTCTGCAACGCTCGGCGCACTTCGTCTTCTACTTGCTTTGTTCGAAGTGCAAACACTTCGTCGAAGTAGTATGGCAACGATTGCCCAAGCTTCTGCCCTGGCATTGATGGGTTCCAGAGCATCGCCCCGTTCTCATCCTGCAAACGCTCAGCCTTTGCACTCATGTAAACGTGACGAGGTAAGTCTCGGAACGCTCGGATGAGTTGAGCCATGCGATCTTGAAGCTCGCCATAAGCGCGCCTTGGATCTTTGCTGCTTTTCTTTTCCTGAGCAAGAACGACTTCTGCGATCTCACTCAATGAATCGATGCATACCCAACGAAAGCCCTTGGCCTCGTCGCTCTCCGTCAAGAACTTGTAAGCCTCCTGAACCTCTGCCAAGCTCGTAACCTCGATGACCGGAAGGTCATGATTGCGCAGACTCAATAGCCCGCTCTCGGCGCTAATGATGATGCAGTCTTTGGCCGTTGCACAAAGCGTGGTTTTGCCAACCCCTGCGCCCCCATACGTCAACACCTTGAGGTGCTGGTATGTTGTGTCTGATGTCCTACTAATCTTAACCACTTTGTTTCTCCTTTAATGGCCCGCAGGGCCTCTCATTCCAAGTTCACCAAGAATATCTTCTCCTGGTGCGTCGGGTAGCTCAGCCAGCCCAACGTTTTCCTTTTGATACTGGAGCCGCTTCTTTTGAAACTCCAGCAACTCAAGCTCTCGCTCTCGCTCCTTTCTCACCGCCTCTGCCAGCGTCTCCCGTCTGTCGTGAAACTCGCGACGCTTCAGAATGACGTCATAGCCTGGCAGGCTAAACAAATGCTTGTTGTATTCAAAACGAACGGTGCTGCCCGTGGTCTTGTAAACGCTATCACGCTCAAGCGCCAATGCTGCCGTCGCCGTGAAATGAATCACCGTCATTGCAAGCAGCGCAAACGCTATGATCTTCCAAGTGAAAAGGTGAAAGAGGACGGCATTCACTTTGCGATTCCAATCACCAAAGCCGTGGTAAAGCTCCTCACGCTCCCACGTGACATCGCCCTCAGTTTCCATAATTTCTTTGTCTTGCTTACTCATTATCTGCCCCTTTGTTTTAGCGGTTTAAGATTGCATTCATAGCGCCGCGAGCCATCGTGAGAATCGATGCCCGATCAAGAAACGGCCCCACCTGTATCACCCTAAGACGCGGCCAACGAAAAGATAAGCGACGCTCTGTAATCGAAGTTTTACCTCGTCGGCACCAATTGATGAATAGAGAGTACGGTTTGACCCGTGGCAACATTACCGCAAACTGAAGCGATATAGCCCCGCCTCTGCGACGCTTGTTTTGAAAACCTAAATGAAACATTCTCAACTCCAGCTAAATTTGTTTGGGAGATCCTGGATCAATGAAGACCAAGCCCGTTCTGTCGCCGCTGCGCGAGAAAACCCGCGCGCCTGATAATAGGATTGCTTCAGTGCAAATGCCGCTTCTATCGCGTCGCGTTGTGAGTCTGAACGCATGGCGGCTCGAATGCTTTCCGGTACGGTAATCATCATTGCAACGCACCTCGCTCGTCTGCCGGAATGTCAATAAACTTCTGGAGCTTCGTAAGGGTTTTGTCTAAGCCGGTCCAGTTCTCAAGCTCAACCTCTTCATAGATCTGCTCGCCGTCTGGGCCCTCAATCTCCACGTGATAGAAGTTGCAGGTATCGGTGCCGATGTTGCTGAGTGAAGTAAAAGTGATTGTGTGAAGGTGATACTCCACCCTGATGAATGTCTTCATTTACTTGTTTCCTTTGTTTAGTGTTGCTTGCGCTTAGGCGCACCAGTTCAATACGTGCGTTTATCCGATTTCAATCCGCCCGTTACCTGATGGCAGTTCGTAACCTTGAGCTTCGAGTTCAGCTATGATTTCGGCGTCGGGTGTAGTGATATCCCATTTGCCGACTGATGATTGATTGTCGTCTGAGGTCCACCATTTTCCAGCCTCGATAAGATCTTGAGATTGATTGAAAAGCTCATCCTCATCGATGTTGGTTAAGTCGATATCGTCGGTCAGGCTCTCAATGTAAGTGTTGAACGCTTCGCGAAGACCGTCGTCGGATTGATGCTCAATCGCATTATCTGACATAAGCTCTGCGATATATTGCGCCAGCTCTTGAGTCGAACCGTCGGCGAGGTCTTCTTTGATGGCAGTGATTGCAGATTGAAAAGTTTGGTGAGTCATTTCTTGTTTCCTTTGTTTCGTGCCGCGTTGCTGCGACAAAGTGAACTAATCACATGTGAAAAGCCGTTGCAACTTTCTTTCAAAGGGTGTTAAAAGATTTATGATAATAAAAGTACTTTTCTTGAGAGGTTAAACATGAAGTCACAAATTGTAGGATTTAAGTGCACGGCGGATATGATCGAGAGCATCGATCAACTCATTGATATCCTTCCGGTTTTACGGCCAAGCATCTTTAGCGCATCACGCTCAGACGTTATCCGCGTTGCGCTTATGATCGGATTGGAGTCACTAACAAAAGAGCACGAAAAGCTAGAAAGGGCGGCGAACTCTTAAGTTTGTCGGGGGGACCTATGAGCGATTTGATTGAAATATTCGGTAAACCATTCGACGCATCACCTACGCAGGTTGATCCACCAGAGGCGCAACTGCGCGACGCAATCGAGAAAGCGGGCTTGTGTCCACCATTCGAGATTGTCCTCGACGGTTTAATGCACCGCTTTGACTCTGACGAAAAGGGCGGTAAAACTGGTTGGTATGTTGCGCATGGTGACGACATACCGGGCGGGGCTTTCGGCTGTTGGCGAAAGGACATCAAACAAGACTGGCGCGCAAACTTGGGGCGTGAGCTGACACCGCAAGAGATTGCACGCAGTCAAGCAGTCATCGAGAAAGCTAAAGCCCTGCGACGTCAGGAGCTTGAGCGACAGCATGAAAACACACGTCAAGAAGTGGCTCGCATCTGGGACAACGCCCAGACTGCAAGCGATGACCATCCCTATTTAGACCGTAAGCAGGTTCGGGCTCATGGTGTTCGCATTGCTCAAGACGGGCGGCTGATGGTTCCGCTTTACGATGAGTCGTACAAGCTCAGCTCGCTTCAGTACATCGACGGGAGTGGGGGCAAGATTTACCATCGGGGCGGTCGTGTCACTGGCTGCTACTTTGCGCTGGGTATGCCCAGCGACACCATTTACATTGCTGAGGGTTTCGCTACCGCCGCAACTATTCGTGAGGTAACCGGCGAAATGGTTATCACTGCATTCTCGGCAAGTAATCTTCCTTTAGTTGCTGGCACTATTCGCGAGCAGTATGGGCAGGCCCAGCGGATTGTTATCGTTGCCGATAATGATCACTCGGGCGTTGGCCTAGCTAAAGCACATGAAGCCGCGGCAAAACATGCAGCTTTGGTTGTGAGTCCTCCTGAGTCCGGTGATGCCAACGATTACCACAACAGCGGCCAAGATCTTATGTCCGTACTCACACCAGAAGTTAGCGATTGGCTTGTTCCCGCTGATGAGTGGAGCCAACAACCCGCGCCAATCTCCTGGCTTGTTAAAAGGTGGCTCCAAGACAATGCACTCATGATGGTTCATGGACCAAGCGGCGGCGGTAAGACTTTTGTCGTCCTCGACTGGGCGCTTCGGATTGCTGGTGGTGTGCAGGATTGGCGAGGCCATAAAGTACGGCCTGCCCCAGTCGTCTACCTTGCTGGCGAGGGTCATCATGGACTGAGGGGTCGGGTTGCGGCGTGGAAACACTATCACAAAGTGGGCTCGCTTCAGATGTGGCTGTCAAAAGCGGGGTGTGATCTTAACACTGATATTGGATACCAGAAGGTTGCCGAATCTCTGCGGGCTCTTCCCACGCCTCCCAAACTAATCGTTGTGGATACGCTGCACCGCTTTCTGCTCGGTGATGAGAACAGCGCACAAGATGCTAAGGGTATGCTCGATGCTTGCGCAAACTTGATGCAAACCTTTAACTGCTCAGTCTTGCTCGTCCATCATACCGGTGTTGCTGGTGATGCTCAGCATAGGGCGCGAGGTTCGAGCGCATGGCGTGGCGCACTTGATATCGAGATCTCGGTTGTTCCAGCTAAGGGCGATAAGCCGATTGAGATCATTCAGCGCAAATCTAAAGATGCCGAACTCGCTATGTCGCATCAGTGCGAGCTGATTAGCGTGGACATTCCCGGCTGGTTTGATGAAGACGGCGAGCCGGTTAGCTCGGCAGTGCCCCAAGCAGCAAGCGAACCCATTGAAGTCGACAGCGTCATTGCTGGGCGCAAGGATAGGTTTGCCAGGGCTTGGGTGCATGGCGGCTGCACGATGGATCGTGACGGGC